CCTCGTGTGATGATGGGTGCTTTCTCCCCTTTCTTCTCACCTGGTTTTGCAATGCCCAAAGGAGATTTGAAGTGTTGGTTAACCTTCTGGTGTGGACTGATTCATCGTGGAGCTGGCAAGACTCCCACGCCTGATCAAGACGTGCTAGATTCTAAGGGAGCTTACGCTGATGAAATTCTGCGAGCGTTGATCACGCCGGCATGTGAAGCGGACATAATGGACACTGAGGAAGCACTCAATCAAACAAGCTACACCGAAAAACGAAAGGACCAAATTCGTGAGTGGGAGAACGCTGCCCAAGAGTTCGATGACTCGGAGGGAAAGTGCACGGCACCATTTGGCAAAGACGAGCCCAAGACCAGTACTGGGAAACACGACCGGACCATCCAGGGAGGACACGAAACTCTGTGGGCCGGTGGGATTTTTGGTAGCTTGGGCCGGTTTGTCAAGACGATGGAACACGCCATTTACCCCATGATTCCATGCAACATCAAACAAATGAAACCCGTCGACCAAGTTCGTAAGATATTGGGATTGGGTCCTGGAACAAAGACTGTCAACGATTTTTCTTCATACGAGGCATCATTTTCTCGTGAAGTTCAGGAATCGGCACAGTTTCGGGCCTATGATCATTACTTTCAGAACACTAGCTATGCTGAAGTTGTGCCAAAGCACGCTCGCACAATGCTGGGGAGTCGAAACACCATGAAGTCCAAATACGGCACGGCCAAAATTAGTAACCTGAAATGTTCGGGAGACTTTGATACCTCTTTTTCTAATTGGTTTGACAATGTTGTTACTCTATGTCATATCTTTTGGGTGAAATTTGAGGTGTATTGGACCGACGCAATGGATTGGATTTTGTGTGAGGGCGATGACAACATCACTGATGATCATGGTTTTGAACTCACGAATGAAGATTTTGCTCCATATGGGCTAACAGCTAAGGTGGAAACGGGATTGGATCTAGTAGAAGCAGGCTTCTGCCAAAGATTCATTAATCACACTGGCAATCTTTTGGGTGATCCCATCAGATATTTTGGCAAGTGTCAATATATTCCGATTCAGTACGCCAACGCCAAAATGAGCAAGAAATTGGGTATGGTTAAGGCTAAGGCTATGAGCACGCTGGCGTTCACACCTGATTGCCCCGTCATTTCTGAACACGCCTGGCGCGTGTTGGAATTGACTCAGGGCATCTATGTGAGCCATAAAATGCTCGCCAAGGCCAAGAAATACAACGTGGGAATTTTGTCTCTGACTAATTTTCGCAAACCGGTCATCCTTGAAGCAGACCGGTTAGCAATGTCGGAGGTTTTTGGTTTTACATTAGAACAACAGAGGATAGTCACCGATTCGTTGGCGAAGTGGAATGGGGGGCCATTCCAACTTCCGGTCGAATGGTTCCCCGATAATTGGGTTGAATTCTATGACGAATATTCCACTGTTGAGAAGGAGA